GTTTGATCCTAGAATGCCTGAACGCAGCCAGTTGTTTATAAAGCGTATTCCAAGGGATGCAGAGTTTATTCTTTTTATGGAAGCTGAAATTAATAGTTTTTTAAGTGAAGTTGAGGAGGAAGTAAATTTAATGGAGAGCAAAGATGCTTAAGGAAATAAAAGTAATCTATTCATGCAATATTGCTGGATATAACACCCATCTAATAGACAAAGCAGAGCTTATGAAATGGCTTGATGGCCAATTTAAAGCGTATGTTGGTGCAAAAGATATTGGAATCATGGGTAATTCACAACTAGAAACTTCGGAAAAGGAATAAATATGTCAGTCAAATACTTTGTAAAAGCAGCCGTTTCGGAATACACCGATAAAGAAGGCAAATCAAAAAAGAAATATCAATCTATTGGTGTTGTAATGGAAACCAAGCATGGTCTAATGCTTAAGATTGAAACCATTCCTGTATTTGCCATGAAGGAAGGATCAATTTTTGCTTATTTAAATGAGCCTGAAGATAAGCCCCAGGGATATTCTGCGCCACAGAATTTAAGCCAATTGGAAGAAGACGTTCCGTTTTAAGGAGTAATTATGCTAAGAGTTGAAAAGTTTAAGGAGCGTTTTCCTGATGCTCCTGATAATGGAACGGCCCAAAAGTTATGGGAAACCGCCTGGAACGAGGCTATAAAGACAGCAATTAAGCACATTGACATTTATACGACCTTGGACCAAGCTACAGCTAGGGCCTATGCCATGAATATTATGGACGAACTGGAGGGACTTGCATGAACGATCACATTTGGACCGCAGCAGGAACTGATATTGAAGAGCGCTGGAGGGCTAAATATGGATGGGTTAGACCATCTGAACAGCCTGAATACCAAGCCAAGTTTAAGTATTACCAAGAACTGCCTCTAAGGAAACTTGACGATGAAGCCAAGGTTCAATACGAGGCAGTTTTAAGAAAGGCTAAAGTAGCCAGGGTTCGTTAGTATTTCCGCATGTTTGGAAGAGGCGCTTCTGCTTGGCTTTTGCCTTCAGGATGCGCTTTTTCCATTGGTAAGCTCATGTGCTTGTCTAATTTGGCTTCTAAACGCTTTAATTCGTGTTCTGTGGCCTTTTCATGCTCTCGCTCTACTATGTAGTGGCCCTTGGTTTTGCCGTCGCTTGCAGCGCCTGTAATCTTAAAACTATCTGCTTTCATTTTATGCTCCTAAAATATCCATTGCTCGGTGAATTGCGGAAATACGCTGGTCCAACCCTAGTGTGCCACCATTGATTCGTTTTGTCATAGTTAGCCAATCTTCAACATCAGCACAGGCATTTAGGCCCTTTTTATTCCAAAACCAACCAGCCGACATAGCAGCGTTTTCAGGCTGTAAAAGTAATTCAGGGGTATCTGTCAACGGACGATTAATTGCATCACCGCATACAGTGTAATTAGAACGACCAGTAAGCTGAATAATGCCTCGTCCATGAAATCTCCATCCATCTCCGTCTTGTGAATTGCCTAAATCGGCTCTACCGCCATAAACCTTGTTCGCTATCTTTTCAGGGTTGTTTTCGTATTTTTCAGCAGTATCCGTATCAGGAAAACGGCTAGGCCATACTCGCATCAGCGCTGCAGCAGAATAATGAAGATTCTCTTCCAAATTCTTAAAATTATTAGATTCATGCTGGCATTGACCGATAAACGCAGCTTGGCGTTTCGGTGTATTAATCTCGTATTTATTAAAAGTCGCATTTAATGGGTCTAGCCATTTAGAGTCAATCCCTAGCGCTGTAAGTTGGTCAATGTTCATTTAATTTACTATTTTCTGTAATCCAGTCCTGCAATGATACTAGTTGGGCTGTTGTGCTGGCGCATTGCTCGGTAAGAGATACCACGTTAATGGTTTGGCCATTAACTGTGATGGTGGCTGAGGCATCGCTGGTGGACAGGCTACTGGAACTGGAGTAGTGCATCCTGCCATACATAGCATGAATAGAAGCGATCCTTGCTTCATAAGTCTGTTTAATTCCATCATTTATTAACTCCTGTTCCTTTTGTATTGCTTTTGTTTTATCTGCTTGCTCTTGCGCCACAATAGCTTGCTGATCCACATAATGAGCAAAACGCAAATGCTCGACATAATAACCACTGAATACAAGAGCAAAATATAGTGCAATTTTGTAGTAACCACTAAACCCACCTGTAAATAATGAAATCAAAAAGTTCATTGTGGTTCTGCGCCAGCCATGTGTTTTGCTGCTACTGAAGCTGCGCCTGAGCCTGATACGATACCTAATGCGCCAGCTAACTCAGTTAGGCTAATTTCATGCCCTGCATAAATAAGATAAATTGCTGCACCAGCAACTACTACAAAACCCAAAAACCAAGCCCACCTTGCAATATCATGGGTTTGATTATCTTTTCCAGTCAAAATATGAGTAAAAATTTCGTTCATTTTTGATTTCCAGCTAATAAAGCCACTATTACAGCAATTAACTGCATAGTCCATTGACGAGTATCTCCTGTAGTAAGGCAAGGAATCCAGTCAAGAATACAAAGCGAACCTATTGTTGCCGATATTCCAACAATATAAACCAACAACCAAATAAGAACTAATCGGTAATTATTATTCATTTTTGCGTAAAGTAATGAGCAATAAAACCAACTAAAGAACTTATACCTGATACAACCATCATGCCGACCCAAAAGCCTCCACGACCTTTATTTGCCATAGCAAGTAGTTCTTTGATATCGTGGCGCATTTCAGCTACTTCTCGCTCCATAGCTTCTACCTTGGACCACATTACCCCTATTTTAACTGGATCAATCTCAGACATGATTACGTTTTCTGTATAAAGGCCAATGAATAATATAGTGGAACGTTTGTGCCACTGTTAGTTACAACTCCTGAACTTGCAAAGCCACCTGTATTTCCAACACCATAAGTATTGCCTGCACCTACTATAAATGAATCTCTTAAATCAGGAGTGCCGTTTGATCCGTTACAAATTACATAGCCAGCAGGAATAGAACCAATAGAGCCTGACCACATAATAATTGCACCAGTAGGAATAGCTGTAGTGGAGCTTGTAGAGGTTGGAATAGCATAAATATTGTCATAAGTCTGAATAACGGCATTTGTAGAATCTGCCAAAACAAACTTATATGAATAACCTGTAGTTAGCCAAATCTCAAAAGGTGGTCTGCCGTCTGTTCCTAATACGATAGGATTGGTATTTGCAACAGCGCCTGTTGAGTCTGTATAGGTAGCCAAAGGAGTGCTAGAGCCTGCCTGGTAGCTATATAAATAACCGCCAGCTAATGGCAAGCCTGTAGTGGTAAAGAACTGAAATCCGTTACCTATTGGGGATAATAAGACTGACATTATTGATTACCTTTTTCTTTTTGAACTTGTTGCAAATAAGATTGGAAAGAAGCCAATGGAACTTTGCCAGCGCCTATATTGCTTGGCGCTTGTAATAGCTGTTTTAAAGTTGATTGACCAATACCTTTTTCAAGATAAGAAGCAAAAGCAGGGTTATTTAATGCTTTTTGAATTAACTTAGGAGCGACAACACCTACGGCTATACCTTTGCCAGCGCCATATATATCACCTTCTCTCAAAGCCTCACCAACACCCAAGGCAGCAGGAAGCGCAGCGGCATTTAGTATGCGAGCAGTTGTTCCGCTATTTGGTAATTTTTCAGGTAATACATTTTTGCCAGCAGCAGCCAAATTAGCTAACTGTGGATCTTCTGCATAGAAAGAATAACGTTTGCCTTTAGTTTTTAAAGAGTTATATAGTTTAGATGGGCTAATTTCACCAGTTGAAAAGTCGGCAACATCCTCGACTTTACGCATATTGCCCCATTCTTTATTAGCTTGTTTAAGCAAAGCAACGTCGGCTTTGTTGCCATAAAACTCGGCTGAGTCGCTTAAACCTTTATTTAATAAGTCTCGTAAATCTCGAGCATATCCAGCAACATCAACATCCTTGCTTCCTGACAATCTATCCAATCGCTTTTTAAGATTTTTATATTGAGCGGCATCTAAATAACCGCTATTTTGCTCAGCTTTTGAAAGAATATCGTCAATATTTTTTTGAATAATTTGATGCTCTGAATCTTTTAATGTATGCATAGCATCATCGTTTAATTCATTTAAAGCATTTTTAAATTGCTTATCGATACCAATATTGACTCTAGTAGCAACATCGTCATAAACGTTGCCAATTCTATCTTTAGCAGCAGTAATAACTTCAGGAGTAATATGTTCGGCATCTTCACCAAATGTTTTAGCCACAGCCTTGTTATATGCTGCCTTTTGAGCGCCTGCAAAAGAAGCCTGTGCGCCTGCGGTAATTGGGTTATCAGATAAAAAAGCCTTAGCTCTTTCTAATACTTTTGAACCTGTAGCCTGGGCTGCGTCTAAAGGAATACCAGCATCTTTTAATATTTGAACGGCTTTTTCACCAACTGGGGATAGTTGTTTTGCAATAGGTTGAGCAATACGACCAATAGCTTTAACACCAGCCTCACCGCCTGCACCAGCAGCAGCGCCACCAAGCATATTAAAGGCTCTGTTTTCACTTTCTAAAGTAGGCTGAACAGCGCCCATACCTGCGCCTGTCATAGCGGTTTTAGCAATAGTGCCACCTGGAAGCAAGAAAGCCTGTCCTAACTCGCCAGCTACGTTTCCAGCTAAACCTGCGCCAGTTCCTAATATTTCCTCATTAGCTTTTCTTTGAGCCAATATTTCTTGCTGGCGGTTTGCAGCAACTTCTTTAGCTGAAGGCAATCCGAGCTTTTCACCAACCTTAGATACTTGTGGGAATTTCTCTTCAAAATATTGCGCTAATGGGTCTAATACTTGGCCAACACCAGTTATGGTTGTTTGACCTGAGGCTTTTAAACCTTTGGCAAACAACTCGGTATTTGACATAGGCTGCCCCTTTTCATTCAAAGGACGAGCTTTTTCTACTTCAGAAGCGTTGATTGGTTTAGAAACTTCAACCTCAGATGGATTGATCGGCTCATAGCCTGAAACTGTTACAGATGAATGACCTGTTTCAACTTGGCTTGGATCAATAGGAGGCAACTTCATGGATACCTTTTGCAGATACCCTTTCGTTTCAGAAGCTGGCGGTTCGCCTCCAGCAACTACAGCTTGGCCTGCTTTACTACCACCGTTGTAATGGGCCAAGGCAGCTTTAAAGCTACCGTATTGTTTTTGTAAATCAGATAAATATTGCGCTGCGCCATGAGCAGAACTTACAGGATCATTTACATCAACCCCATAAGCCTGAGCGGTGGATGGCATAAATTGAAACCGACCTTTAGCGCCTTTGGAGCTTTCTGCCGTATCTTTTCCGCCACTTTCTACGGATTCGACAGCAGATAAAGCGCCTTCAGGAAGGCCGTATCTTTGCTCTAAAGAAGCATAAAGATTATCCATTATTTATATTCCCAAGACTTGCCACCATCATAGCTTACAACTGGAACTTTACGACCATCCTTGGTTTTATACGTTCCAAAAGTAGGATTGCCCTTTGGCTGAGTTTTTGCCTCTGGGCTTAAATATTTCTCTCTAATATGTTGTTGTGCTTCTGCAACATGGGTGTCAGGATTTAACTGTTTGTTTTTTGTTTTCTCTAGTAAAAATTGCTGTTCATCGTAAGCCATCTGATTTTGCTTATGAGCAAAGTCAAAGAAACGCTTTAATGCTCTTGGGTCGCTAGTGACGTCAGGATTATTTTTAAGATAATCATTCATCATATTAGCTGTTGGGTTGCCTTGTAATTGACCAATACCGCTAGTAACGGCTTGAGCAATAAACTTGTTAAAGGATTGGGTTGCTGATAAATCACCGCCTGCAACCTTGTCTACCAAGTCTTGTGGAGCGCCAATAGCCTGTAATCTTTGAGCAATATCAGCATAAGCCCTAGCGCCTGCGCCTGGCTTAAATTGATTCATAAGTTGCTCTGCCTCGTTGATACGAGAATCCACCTGAATAGCACCGCCAACCCTGCCAGTTAAGTCTTTTTGGTAATCGTTAAAATTAGCGACCCCTGGTGTTGTTGGAAGTAAATTCTGTGTTCCACCTTGAACGTTTGGTGCTGTAACTGTTCCTGCAGCCCTATTAGTTAAATAAGGTGTTCCTTGTGCGTTTGCATTAAATTGTGGCAATGCAGCAGCGTATTTTTCAGAGTTAGTAGCTAGGCTATTTCTAATTTTTGCCAACAAGCCTTTATAGCCTGCAACATCATTATTGTTTAAATGCTCTTCAGCTTGTTGATAAAGAGTATCAATTGCAGGTGAATGACCAAAAGTAGAGGTCCACTGTTTAGTTGCAGATAACTCCTTTTTTAAGCCTTTAATATCATTGCTTTTATATGCCTCAGAGTTTTCTAATCCAGTGATAGCGCCACCAGCCATAGCGACTTGATTTTGTAATAAGTCTAATTGGGACTTTTCAGATTGCGCTTTTGCCTGAGCAATTTCTGCTGGCATTGTTGCTGCTTGTTTTTGATAGGCCTGAACACCTCTAGCCATATTGACAATATCGCCTAAATTATTGCCATATTGCTGTGGCTTAACAGTTAAATCGGTATCAAAGTTATAACCTGCCATATTAAGCTCCTGCTGCGCTTTGGTTTTGACCTAATAAACTAGCCAATAATAAATTGTTTGCAACGCCTGTGGCTGCACCTGTGTAAGCATTAGCCTGACCAACTTGACCTGCTGCCAAAGCTGAAGCGCCACCCACTCCAAGTTGACCTTGTGTGGTTGCAGCATTCTGCGCAAGATTGCCAGTTTGCTGTTGAGAGGTTTGACCAATACCAGCAATTCCTGCCAAAGTGTTATAAATATTTTGACGTTGATTTTGATAGTTTTGGAATGCGTTTTGATAGTTAGTTTGTGCCAAACCTTGTGTGTAGTTTTGCAGACCTTGTAAAGCATTACCGCCAACTCGACCACCTAATGCGTTTGCAGCGTTTAGATTGGCATTTTGCCCTTGCTGTAATTGGAAGGCATAGCCAGGTGATAATTGAGCGTTTAAATCACTTGCATTGAATTGATTGGTTAAATAACCTGATCCTGTGCCTGCGGTTGTAGGATTGCCATTAGCGTCATATTGAACATAATTGCCAGGCATCAACGAATTGATCGTATTTAAAGCGCCATAGCCTGTTGTTCTATAAGGTTGCTGTTGTTGATTTTGAATATTAAACATATTCGCTGTCAACTGAGATGCGTTGTTTGCTGCATTAGATTGAATTTGCGCTGCTTTATTTGAAGCATTTGCTCCCAATAAACCGCTTAAAAGGCTAGAACCAGCTTGAACTCCTAAAACTGTTCCCAAGTTACCGCCTAAACCGCCACCTATAGCGCCTAAAGCGCTGGTCGTAGCTGGTGCAGCCAATCCTGAGGATGTGCCAACCAAAGCGCTTCCTGAGGCTGGAGCAAGTCCTGCGCTTGCGTCAATAGCAGCAGTTGTAGGCGCTGTCAAAGAGCCTACAGTTCCACCTGATGTGAGGCCTGTTGCTCCTGCGCCACCTGTTAAACCTGTTCCTCCAGCAACACCTGTATCAGTCGCTGCTCCTGCGACAGCAGCGTCCGTTGATGGCGCTGTTCCAAGGGCCAACGCTGATGGATCGCTTGCAACTTGGGTAGCTATTGCAGAAGGGTCTAAGCCTGCTGCGGTAATAGTAGAATCAGACAATGTTCCTGAATCGGCTGCTGCCAAAAGGGTGGGATCGGTAATGCCTGCTGCTAAAAGGGCTGCACTACCAATAGTAGCCCAACCGCCAGGAATGCCGTTATTTACGGCAGAATCTACAGAAGCTAAAGCGCTTCCTACACCTTGCGCTGCACTATTAACTGCGCCTAAAATACCGCCACCGCTACCATCTGTGCCAAGAACACTAGAAATTGGGTCTGTAACTGAACTAACTAAATCTCCAATAGGGCCACCGCCACCAAAAGGGGTGCGTTTTAATTCCCAAGTCCAACCGCTATGCTTACTTTTAAACATGCTCATATAGTGTTCTCCACAAGGATATAACGCTCTTTGAATCCTACTTTTCGCCACAATCTAGCGATTGATTCTCGAACACCACCTTGTATTTTAGTTGCTCCAAATTGCTTCAAAATTTCCACCAACTGCTTATAGGTGTCTTTATTAAAGATATTCTTACCGCCTATTGCCGTTACAAAACCAATTCTGTCATTTGGCATATTGATAAACGACACAGTTAAAGCACCTTTAATAAAATCACCTTCAAAAATACCTATTAGCAACCATTGATTGCTAACTACTGCCAACCGCACCTGATCTAATGTGTAATCACCATCTGCATATAGAAGCGCATCTTCAATAAATGGAGCAACTTTTGACCATTTTTGCGCAACTTCGTCAGGCAATATGCGTTTTAGTATCATTTTTATAAATTATAATAGGGAACCTTGTATTTTTTACCATTTACAGTCACATTTATAAAGCCGACAGGATTAGATGGTAAGGTTGCCGATCCTGCGCTTGCCGAGGTCGCAGAGCTAAAATTAAGCAGATTTAAAAAGAACTGCTGCCAAGCCCTAGTTGGTCTTTTAGTTGTTGAATCTAAAAACTCCGACTGGGGATAAGGGTTGCTTTGCGAGCTAGACCATAAGCCTGTTGACATTAGTTTTCTCCTACACTTGCTTTAAGGTTTGCAGACACAATAACGGCTTTAACAGGGTCGGTAATAACCACCTCATAGATTCGATCCCTTGCCATACCTAATCTGCGCCAAATAGCTCGGTTTTTATATTTACCTTGCTGGCCAATAGGAATCCAATACTCTCTGCTCCAAGTTGAACCACCGTCGTTAGACCAGCGCAACATAGCTTGTGGATTTGTATAAGGGGTCGTTGAATTGACGTTAGATGCCGTTCCAATAATATAAATAGCAGGTGCAGGTATTTGGTCTATTTGGTTAGGTCCAATTACTAGGTCTGTTCCAACAAACGTTCCTGCGGATATAAAGCTACCGCCCTGACCAACACCAGGCTGGAATTGAATTTGAAGCTCGTCAAAGTATTGGCGCTGTAAATCTTCCACCAAATGAGGGCATCTGCGAACCCTGCGAATTTCGTCACCGTCATCGGTATAGTTGTTAGGGTCTAGCTCGTAAATCTTGCCGTTTTGCCAATCGCCCACCAAAACCATGCCTTGGAATAAAGCTAAGCAATTGCCTCTGTGACGGTGAAATACGTTATTGCTATCTACATAAAGCCATTTATGCCACATTTGGGTTGTGTTGTCATAAGCCCAAGTTAAGTCTAAAGTTGGAAATGAAACTACATAAACCTCATGGCCTTCAAGCTGGTAAGTCCAAGCAATAGCATCGTCAATATACTGATTTACAAGGGTATTTTCTACCGCATGGGTTGAGATACGAGTTGGTGTATATCCTTGCATCATCATAATTTGGGCTTGCCCACGAATATTACGGCTTACATAAGCAAACGAATTACCAACCCTAGCTACTGAAAATTTAGCAGCGATTCCATGTTGTGTTGATGTTCCAGGAATACGCTGGAAAGGAAATGGAAACGCACCAACGTCCGTCCAAACCTCGCTGGAGTTTTCACCCAATAAATAGACTTCTCGGTGGTCTACTATTAAAGATACCAAGTTATCAGGTGCGCCATCTTTAGAACTAAAACTTAATGGCTGAGTAATAGGACTAAGGGCATCGGAAGCAGCCCATTCTTGAGTGCCTGGATCGTTATAAACAAAGTAGTTATCCATAATATCTACTACATCAGCGCCAGTAAACGCACCGTCAGTATTAGGAATAACCGTAAAGTTCAAAGCATACATTTGCTCTGAACTGATTGTGTATGCCTTATTAATATAATAGCTAGAGCCTGCCGTTACTATTTGCGTAACGATTGTGCCATCAGATATTCCTGAGCCAACGATGGTTTGCCCTAAATATAGGGTTACCGATGGGCTTACAGTAAGGTTATGGTAAGTAACACCGCTAACCACTACATCAGCAACAGCGCCTTGGAAAGATATAGTATTGGACGCATATATTTGCGTAGATGCAACAGTTTGAGACTTATTTAATGTCCAAGTAGTGCCTGAACCTGACAATATTACGGTTTCGTTACTTAAACCAATACCGTATAGTGCCTGACCAACCGCTAAAGTGCCTGAAAAGGTGCGACTTACGGTTAAAGTAGTGCCTGAAATAGAGCCTTGGATAGTCGCTGCCGTTGGGTTATTGATCCGCCAGGTATAGCGATAAGCACCGTCAACAATATAGACGTTTACACCGTTGTCGGTAATTCCTACATGGCCTGAGCTAGTATTTAGCTGGCCAACAATTGTGGGGGTAAGGTTAGACGTTAAAACATACACATAAGGGCCACAAACGGCCACCATTTGCATACCACCGCTAACGGTGCGCATACCCCTGACCTCTTGGGTATTAGGCAACACAACCTTGGCTGTTAGCCCTGGTGTTGGATATAAAGCAACAATACCTCTCTGTCCAGGCAACTTTAATGGATCAATTTCTGCTCGGAAATTAATGCACTCTTGCGCATCCTGGTAAATCGAGGGTGCTTCGTATGATGGGCCAACAAAACCAAAGTCTGGCATTTTTTACCTTATCTAAAGAAGCCACCGCTTAAAATCCATCCTGCATCTTTTTGTCTGCTGCTCAAAATAGAATCAGCAAAACGAGCGGATTGAACAGGTTTCATATTAGTGCGTTTGACCGTTGCTTTTCCTTGTGCTGCATATTGCTGAATCATTGCTATTTGAACTTGAGACGCTTTGCCATACATAGGCATTAAACGCTCAGCCAAACACCATCTTAAAGCCATCGTATAGCCTTGTGGCAAGTTAATATTGTCATTTAAGTTGGTATAGCGAGTAAAAATGGTATCGGCAAACATGTGCATTTCGCCTTGGCTTGGATTAGGCCATACAAATATGTTTCCTAATGTTTCCGCAGGCTGATAATACAAAGCCTTAGGCCAAGGACCGTTTAGGGTCTTAAGACCAATCATTTCATAGTCATTAACGTTTAAAATGGCTACTGGATAGTCCAAACCACCGTTAATAATTGGCACACCGTTTGAGTTGGTATTGATACGCACAAAGGCTGAATCAATTTGCAAAGGACGCTGGTAATAAGCGTTGATTGTTTCGCTAGATACGTTTTGGTTAATATTGACCAAATATGTGCCAGCTTCGTTTACGTTACCGCCAGCGCCAGTAGCAAATGCTGTGATAGTCGTTCCTGTAGCTATTCCAGCGCCACTTAAAGTCATTCCTAAAGAAATAGCGCCTGATTGAATAGAGCTAATAGTGAGAATATTGCCTGAAATAGAACCAGTAAATATAGAGCCGACTTGTCCGCCTGGGCCAATAGTATATTGAGTTTGACCTGAAACTATAGGGAATATGATCTCAGTCTTATAGAAGACCATCATATCTTCGTTTGACCACTGATCGATCATATCGTTCAGCATATCAAAGGCATCTTGAGCAGCTTCAGGAGTTGGTGTTTCTCCAGCTTCTAAAGCTCCAATATCTTTTAATGCTCTTGAAATGATGTCTATTGGCTGTGTCATGATTAAATCTCAGGTTTAAATACTTGTGGTTGCCACGGTGGTATGACTTTATTTTCCATAGCTTCTAACTGCTCTTGTAATCTAGCGGTAATATGGCATTGACCATCTTTTACTGCCTCGCCCTCAATCCAACCAGCTACCATTTCTTCGGTAACTTGGTCAAAAGGCACTTTTGCAGTTGGACAGTCAAAATACCAATTACCTTCAGTTTCTACTGATTTATCTTCACTTGTAGCTGTGACATGATAACGAGCATGGGTTATCACACCATCTTTAGCAGAAACTTCTAAGATTTTCCAAGTAAACATTATTTAGCGATTGCTGCTGTAAAAGGGGTTAAATCATTAGAGCCGTAATACTCAGCACCTTTTGCAATTTGAATTTCAAGATGAGCTTTGTTACGAGCTACAGTATCAGCCCAATCTGCATCAGTCATATCAGCAGGTTTTCCTGCGTTGATAAGGTTTACAGAATCCATAGCTGCTTTATAGTCTTGTGCTACTTGTTGTTCTTTAGTTATTTCCATTATTTAGCTCCTAGTTGTGCTTCTAATGCGGTTACTTTTGCGTTGAGTTTTTTACCTTTATTCCATGCTGAAATACCTAAAACCCTGTAAGCATGAAGTCCATTTTCTGATACTGTAACCCATTCAAGATTATCAAGATGATTGTTTAGCTTATTGCCATCCTTATGATTTACTTGTGGTTTATTTGATTCATTAGTAATAAAAGCCCTTGCTACTAGTCTGTGAACTGTTTGATTGCTTTTTACACCATCAACACAAAAACTAACAATGTAATAACCTGACTTGCTTTTACCTTGTTTTAAGACTTTTTGTGGCGATTTACGCAAGCCAGTATTTAGGCGGTTATTTACCATGCGTTCAATAGACCGCACATTACCTAAATTGCTGACTTCGTAATGGGTTTCGTAACCAGCGCAAGGATGCCAAATTTCAATCATAAACCAGCCTTTGTTAATCTTGCTTGTAAATCAGTAATTAAAACCTGTTGCTCTTGAATGGCTGCTGTCAATGTGGCAACGAGGAAT